CTCAAACCTAAAGAAGTTATCTTCTTGGTTGCGCATGAAGTACTACACGTAGTTTACGATCACATGGGCCGTCGTGGTGATCGTGATCCGCAATTGTTCAACATTGCAAACGACTATTGCGTAAACGCTGACTTGAAAAAACACAAAGTAGGCGAGTTTATTACTACAGTAGATTGTTTGTATGAACAGAAGTATGAAGGTTGGTCTAGTGAAAAGATTTATGATGATCTGATGAAAAACATTCAAAAGATTGATCTTGACACGCTAATTGACAAAATGATTGATGATCACCTAGATGGTGAGGGTGAAGATGGTGAGGGTGAAGATGGTGATAAGGAAGGCAAAGGTAAACGCCCAACTATGTCTGAATCTGAACGCGAAGCTATGCGTAAGGAAATTCGTGACGCTATTCTTAACGTTGCTCAGCAAGCAGCCGCAGGTGAACTGCCCTTAGGCGTAGAACGTTTGATAAAAGAACTTACTGATCCAGTAATGAACTGGCGTGAGCTTATACAAACTTCGTTGACTTCTGCTATCAAAAGTGATTACACTTGGATGCGCCCTTCACGTAGATCATGGCACATGGATGCAGTTATGCCCGGTACTAACCCAGGTGAAGAAATTGACGTAGATGTTTATATTGATCTGTCAGGTTCTATTTCTTATAAGCAGGGTATGGCATTTCTGACAGAAGTAATGGGCATGATGGACATGTTTGATGGTTATCGTGTTCATGTATCGTGCTTTGATACTGAAGTGTATAACACTCAACAGTTTAATTCTGACAACATGGATACCGTTGAAGATTACAAACTCATGGGTGGTGGCGGAACTGACTTTACTTGTATCTTTGATCACCTTAAAGAAGAGGGTCGAGTGCCCAACAAACTGATTGTGTTTACTGACTGCTATCCTAATGGTTCTTGGGGTGACCCTGATTACTGTGATACTCTTTGGATTTCACATGGACATCCAAACCCAGTAGCACCGTTTGGTGTGGTAGCAATTTATGACGATCATAGAATTGCCCAAGCAGCCTGATCAAGGAAATACGGTATACACCGGCACTATAACAGGTGAGCGTGTACCAGTTCCTCATCGCGAGCACCGGCGTGCTAGATGGTATGAATGGGAAGATATTATAAGAGAAGCTGAAACCAATCCAGCACTTGATGACTTATTAAAAAAGGCAGAAATGATTTATGCTCTCACAAAATAGGATTTGCTTATAATGCGATATATCGGTACAAGTTTAGGCAGATGCTTGCGTAGTATCTTGTTGGGGGAAGTGTCCTCTGAACAGGTTTTCTTAATTAGCACTGGTACTAGATCAGAAACTAAAGAACAATACTTAGGTATTGTAAAACAATATTACCAAGAAAGATTTGGTGACTATGATATAACGCAGTGGTCTTGGGAAGAAGTTGAAAAGCTAGCACTTGAGTTATGGTATTCTGGTAAAATTCATCAGCCTAGAAACTTCGGCGCCGGTCCTTTGTTTCCTACAGGATTTAAACTTTGGTTTGAAATAATTCCTCCACACTTGCTAGAAGAACCAGCAGCCAAAGACTTATGGGAAAAACTAAAAGTAATTGCTAGGTTGTACGAATGACAGAATTAAACTTATATACTTGGTTTAGTCAAAGAGAATTACACTATTGTCCTAAACATTTTATTGTAATTGATCATTTAATTTCTGTTGAATCTAAACAATGGATTCTTGAAAAGCTAACTGGTAGATTTTGTTTAGTAGAAGCACCCAATTATAATAGTCCAGAGTTAGATAACCCTTGGAAATTTGGGTACTTTCCTGCCTTTGAAAATCCCCTTGAAGCTACTTACTTTCAACTTGTTTGGTCTTAATAAAAAAATTCATATACTCATTATATGACTTAAATATAGTACAGATAAGGAGAAGTTATATGAGTTTTTTAAGACACGTTGGAAAGCATAACGAAAGAAAAGTAGCAATTGTTTTTAGAGAAGTACCAGGAGAACCCCACATGTGTTTGGTTACGTATCCTGATGTACTTAACAGACATGTTCATGATCCGTTAATGAAATGTATTGAAAGTGATATAGGACAAAGTTCAGAAAATCTTGCAGATGCTCTCAATCGTACTTATACAGTTGATGGTAAAATTATTCTTCAAGCCCTTCACGGTGAAGGTCAGTTGAAAAAAGTAAACACTGAAAATGTAGTAGTCACCCCTTCACCTAATGTTAGAATTAAATTAAATGAACTTAACAAGATTCTAGATGAAATGAAGCAAGGAGAAGCAGCCGTTAAACGACTAGCAGAAATTGATTCTAGTACTGGATTACAAGATCCAATTGATGTTGCACGTAGAATGCGTAGTGAACAACAAGCACCTCTTCAAGCAGCGCAGGGCGCATTAGCTGATGATCAAATTGCTAATAACCTTCGTAGCCAAGCAGAAAGAATGTCAAATGAAGCTAAGGGGTTGTTAGCCGAAGCAGAACGTATGATGAAAGAAGCTAATCAAATGCTAGGGGTTTCTACAGAAAAAAAGACAACTAGAAAAACTAAAGCGGCCGTAGTTGCTCCAGTAGAACAACCTAAAGCTGTTGTTAAAACACGAGTAAAGAAACCAAAAGTTGAAGCCTAATGTCACCTGAATTTTTAAATAAGTGGTCTCACATATTAGAAGATGTAGATAAACGAAACATACCAATAGAGTTTATCAGAAAACTAGTAATAAAACTTGAAAAGAGAAAACAGCACACGATCAACATTGAAAAGATGTTGAAACAGGGGTTTGACTCTGGAGAAGTTGAAGATTCAATTAGTAATAAACTATTAGAACTAGATGATCAGGTTGTAGGTATTGAGTTTGTATTAAACGTAGAAAGTATTGCAGAAGTAGTTCAACCTGAAACAGAAAAGTTATTGAGTAAACTATAATGAAACTTATCTTAGCCTGTGATCCATCTGGAGGTATAGGCAAAGACAATAATCTACCTTGGGCAATGTTAGAAGGTGATTTACCTAGATTTAAATCACTTACTGCAAATCAAGTTATAGTAATGGGAAAGAACACATGGTTAAGTCTACCTAAGAAACCTCTTCCAAGTAGGCTTAACTTTGTAGTTTCTAGCTCATTGCTAGACCTACCAAATGGTGCTCTTTTAATAAAAGACTTAACTCTATTCAAGCATTACAAAAATGCGTGGTTGATAGGAGGAGCATCATTAGTAAATTCAAATTGGGATTATGTTGATGAAATTCATTTGTCAAGAACATATGACCATTATGATTGCGACACTTTTATAAGTCTGTCATACTTAGAGAATAACTATACTTGTGTGCATATAACCAAGCACAAAGATCATAGTTATGAAATATGGGAGCGTAAAGATGGAACAATATCACAACCTACTTGAAGATATTCTTCAAAATGGTGAAGAAAGAAAAGACAGAACAGGCGTAGGCACGCTTTCAGTATTTAGTAGACAACTTAGATTTGATCTTACTAAAAGTTTTCCTGCTATTACTACAAAAAAGTTAGCATGGCGTGCATGTGTAGCTGAACTTTTGTGGTTTTTAGAAGGGTCAAGTGATGAACGAAGACTTGCTGAAATTACGCATGGTACACGCGACTCTTCTAAATCAACAATATGGACTGGCAATGCACAAGCATCTTACTGGAAACCTAAAGCTAAGTTTGAAAGTGACTTAGGCAGCGTGTACGGTGTGCAGTGGCGAGAGTGGGATACGCGCACCACTGATATCTGTCAATCAGAACCTATATACATTGATCAAATTAAACAAGTTATTGAAGGTATCAAAAAAGATCCTTTTGGTCGTAGACACATTGTAAGTGCTTGGAATGTAGCTGAACTAAATAAAATGGCTTTGCCTCCTTGCCATGTAATGTTTCAGTTTTATGTGAGTAAGGATGGCGGATTAAGTTGTCATATGTATCAGCGGTCCGTAGATACCTTCTTGGGTCTTCCCTTTAATATCGCAAGTTATGCGTTATTGACTAACATGATTGCTCATGTAACTGGCTTAACTGCCAAAGAATTAGTAATCAGCACAGGTGACACTCACCTTTATCTAGACCATGTTGACCAAGTAAAAGAACAACTAAATAGACAAGCATTTGAACTTCCTACACTTTGGCTAAATCCTGAAGTTAAAAACATTGATAAGTTTAATATGGATGACATAGAATTAAAAAACTATGTTTCACATGATGCTATAAAAGCAAAAATGGCAGTATGAAAAAGATAGAAGTTATATCGTTTGATATTAGTAACGATTTTAACTATCCAAATATTGCTGAAAAAACAATAGAGTTGTGGTTAGAAACTGAAGAAGGAAAGTTTATAAAACAACATAGTCAAACTCCTATTGAAATGAGAGTTATGAACAACCCTAATTTCTACAATGAGAAAGTAGAACTTTGGGCCAGACTAGAAGAAAAAATTGAAACATTTTGGAGATTAAAATTTAAATGAAAACAGTAACAACATTATTAGCTTTACTTTTTAGCACAACAATTTATGCTAATCCCATAGATGATAATTGTCCCGATCATGCACATCCTTCAGGTGCACCCGTATCAACAATAACTCAATCACAGTATGTTTGTAATTTAAACTATGCTGTTCATTTTAGGTTTGATACTAAAACAGCAGAGTATGTAACTTATAAGATTGACCCTGAAGATATTAGCAGCAAAGCAAAACGAAAAGATAACTTTAAAGATGACCCTTCTATTCCACCTGAATACGATGTTACACTAGCTGATTACGCAGGGAAACCATATGACAGAGGTCATTTAAGTGCCGCCGCTGATAACTCTGCTAGCGATGAACAAATGTCTCAAAGTTTTTATCTTAGCAACATGGTACCTCAGAATCCAAATCAAAACAGAGGTGCTTGGCGTATCTTAGAAGATAGAATTAGAAACATGGCCAAATCAGGTAGAACACTTTATGTAACAGTTGGAACTGTTTACCAACCAGGTTACGAAGTTATAGGTAATGGGTTAGGTGTGCCTCAGTATATTTGGAAAGTTGTAGTAGATGCTGAAACAAATAATAGTATCGCATTTTTGTTTGAAAACAAACCTATCAGTACACAAGATATTTCGACTACGATCACAACTGTAACTGCAATAGAACAAATTACAGGATTAAACTTTCATCCCACCGTAGAATCTACTGCGTTTGAAGAAGTAGGACCTGACATGAACTTTTGGAAAGGTATCTAATGAGAATTTTAGTCACTGGCGGGTTAGGTTTAATTGGTCACAATGTAGTTAACAAACTAGAAAGTTTAGGTCATGAAATTACTATTGTAGATACCAAAACTACTTATGGCTTGATACCCGCCGATGAGCTAAATTACTTGATGCTAGAAAGAATTAAAAAAATAAAAACTAGAAACATATTTAACTATGACATTGCAGATTATCATGCTTTGAACGAACTTATGAGTGATGATAAACCTGAAATTATTATTCACTTAGCTAGTTTTCCTAGACAAAAAGTAGTAAATGCAAACCCCCGCGCTGGTAGTGTTACAATGAGCGAGGGTTTAATTAATCTTTTAGAACTAGCAAAGAAGTATGAAGTAAAACGATTTGTATACATAAGCAGTTCAATGGTATATGGTGACTTTACTGATGATGTTACTGAAGATGCTGTTTGTAAACCGCAAGGTCAATATGGTATAATGAAATTAGCAGGTGAATGGCTAGTGAAAGATTATACTCGTAGTTGTAAGATAGAACATACTATTATCAGACCCAGCGCAGTGTACGGTCCACTAGATGTTGAAGACAGAGTAATATCAAAGTTTATTCTGTCAGCACTTAGAAATCAAACTTTGAAAGTAAACGGTGCAAATGAAACACTGGACTTTACTTATGTTGATGATGCAGCAGAAGGTATTGTGGCTGCTAGTCTTAGTGACACTGCCAAGAACAAAACTTACAATATCACTAAAAGTCACAGTAGAACACTAAAGTATGCAGCAGAATTAGCCGTTAGTATTTCGGGTAAAGGATCAATTGAAATTAAAGATAAAGATGCTGACTTTCCTAGCAGAGGCGCTCTTAACATTGATGCTGCTAAACAAGACTTTGGGTTTGATCCCAAAGTAGATGTAGAAGAAGGATTCAAAATCTACTACGACTGGATAATAAACTCGCCTTATTGGTCCAAGAAAATCAATGATTAAACACTTTGGATTAGATAGACAATATCTAAATCTAAAACATGAACTATTAGAAGCTACTCACGATGCCATGAAAGATGGTATATTAGTAGACGGTTCATATGCATCTAGATTAGAATCTTGGTTAACTAACCGAACTGGTTGCGAATATGCTATTTTAGTTCATAGCGGTACACAAGCATTAGAAATCATAGCAAAATACTTGGTATATAATAATTTCGATACTAATACACCATTGAATGTAAAAGTACCAGACTTTACCTACGTAGCTACAATGAATGCTTTTGTAAACACTTCTCTTTACGCTAGAACATATAATAATCGTGAGTTTGATATAGAATTAACTGATGTAGATCGTAATGGAATAATGCGTAGACCAGAAAAAGAAACTACGAGCACTTATAACTGTTTTGTTGGCTTGTATGGTGCACCTACTCCTGAAGTAAGTCCTAACTATGATATTATCGACGGTGCTCAGCATTGGTTAATAGTGAATGATGGTGAAGTAGGTATAGGAATGGCAATAAGTTTTGATCCTACTAAAAACTTATCTGCTTCGGGTAATGGTGGGGCTATTGTTACTAATAACAGTGAACTATATGATTTTGCGAAATCGTATAGAAACAACGGAAGACAATGGACTGAAGATTTAATAGTAGCTGGTTCTAACTCTAAAATGAGTGAAATAGATTGTTCTCATATACTAGTCAGATCACAGTATATAGATCAGTGGCAAGCAAGAAGAAAACAAATACGGAATTATTATATAAAATCATTTAAAGATTTACCTTTTAGATGTTTAAGTGACGGTTATACGAAACACGCTGATCAAAAATTTGTAATATCAGTAGAAAGCGATAGAGACAAATTTATGTTTCACTTACTAAAACATAAAATAGAAACTAGAATACATTACAAAGAACCACTTTCAGAGTTAAAATCTGCTAAGTTTTTTTGTAAAACCTTAGATTTTATGTCTGTAAGTGCTATGTTATCTAGATCAGTTCTAAGTTTGCCCATTTATCCAGAACTTCTAGACAGCGAAGTTGTATACATAGCAAGCATGGTTAAAGCCTTCTATGATAAATAGAAGACTATGTTTGCATATTTAAAAATGATCCCTATAGTTTTACTAGCAGTTGGTATGGCATATGCCGCGCACCTTGTTGTAGTAAACAAACTAAAAAACGAAGCAGAAGATTTACAAACTCAGATAGTTCAATTACAATCTGATGTAAGACAGTATCAAGCACAAAACGTGGCTTTGCAATCAGCCGCAGAAATAAACGAACAAACTATTAAATCAATAGAAGAAAGAAGCGAACTACAGTTAGAACAAATGACTACACTTACTACTGCTAACCAACAGTTACAAAGTGAAAAAGAAGAATATTTAAGTATATTTCGTAGACATGACTTACAAAGATTAGCATTAGCTAGACCGGGCTTGATAGAACCTCGTATCAATAACGGTACTCAAGAAGTGTTTAGACAAGTAGAACAAGATTCTAAAGAGGTATCTGATCTAAATGAATAAGTTATGGTTATTAATACCTTTTATGTTTTTGCAAGCATGTAGCTTTTTAAGACCTGCAGAAACTGAACCTTTACCATTACCATTACCTCCTGTAAAAGTAATCACAGAAACAGTACAGTTAGAAATTTATCAACCGCCCTTACCGCCCGAAATACAATTAGATGATGTACAATGGTTTGTAGTTACTAAAGAAAACTTAGAAGATAAGATAGCAGAAGTAGAAAACTACACTGGTACAGACTTTGTAGTATTTGGTATGACCCCACAAAGCTATGAAAACATGGCTTACAATTTGCAAGAAATTCGTAGATATATCAGACAGCAAACTGAAATTATAAAATACTATAGAGAAGCTACTAAACCTAAAGGTCCTGCAGGTTGGTTAGAAGAAAATCAAGAACAACAAAATACTCAATTAGAAATAGAACAATCTGATAACGAAACTACTAATACTATTGAAGTTCCGGAAACCACAGAAGACAAAGGGTTCTTTAGTAGATTATTACCAAGTATAGGAAATTAATATGAAAACTTTATTAATTATAGCATCTGTGTTGCTACTAACAGGATGCAGCACATTTAACTCTTTTTTAGTAGCAAAATACGATACCAATGAATATGAACTAATCAATTGGATAAGAACAACTGCTGAGTTATCAGTAGAAACTTGTGATAATAATGAAGTATCTAAAGAAAACTTTGTTACTCTGTACCGATCATCATTAGAATTTAAAAATTATACACAATATCTAAGACGAAACACAGATACGCATGAGTTAGCTAATAATCTTTATAAAATAGTAGATCAAGGTGTAGAACTGTATGCATCTAGTGAAATAGTATCTCCTGCTTTCTGCGAACTTAGCTTAGCACAAATTACTGAATCAGCAACAACAATACAACAAGTAATAGGAGATAAACCAAGATGAATTTAAATGACTTAGAAAAAAAGTTTAACGACATACAAAAACTACATGAGTCTGGAAAATTAACGGACAAAGAATATGCTACTTTAATCAATGGATTAAATTTAGAATCTGCTATTTCTAGTAATGCTAAAGATTTACAAAAGAAACAAGACTTATATGATGCTATGATTAAAGCTGCAAAAGTAGCTAAAGCCATACTCTAAAAAGATAAATATATAATAACATTGGAAGATTAGCATGGCACAAGAAATTATTAATATTGGTACATTACCTAACGATGGTGAGGGTGATCCGTTACGAGTTGCGTTTGGAAAAATTAACAATAACTTTTCTAATTTATTTGCAACTACTACTAATACACTAGAGTCAATCACATCAGGAACTAGTGCCAATCAAGTAATTTGGGAAACACCAGTTACTGAGTTTACTCAAGGTAAATTTCAAATTAGATCAGGTAACCCTAGCAACAACGACAGTCAAAATATTACTATATCTGCTCAAATATTGAATAACTTAACACAAGTAAAATGGACTGGATATGCTACTACTTTTAACGGAAACGCCGTAGCAACTTATGATATGGACGTATCAAGCGGAAACGTAAGAATCTTAACAACTCCGTTAGCTAATACACTAATTCAGCATTTTATAGCTTCATCTGTGTATTATGTCGATGTTAATGATGTTTCATTATTATTAGAATTAGATGGATTTGTTGCTGATTCTGTAATGAGTACTGAATCCGATTTAGATGTTTCTACTGAGTAATTTATGAGAGCTAAAGAGTTTATTACAGAGTCATCCTTGTCTAAGGTTCATGATAGTCTTGAAATTGCGGCACTGTCTTTGCCCAGTACTTTTATTATCCCCGATTTAAAAAATTCAGATTTTTATGATTTGTATAGATTTGGTGTAGCTATAGCAGCAGTACGAGGTGAATCAGGTGACGACAATATACATACTTCACCAACTCCAAAGTTTAAAGCTGAGAGTAGCTGGGGAGAACATCAAATTGTAAGTTCATTTGAACCAAAGATTGGTCAAGTAATTGACTCTGCTTTAAAAAAGATTAACAAGTCTGGTAAAAAAGCAGTAAGTACAAAAGACAGTACCGAGTTTGGTGACACTTATAAAAACTCTCCTATGAAGCCTTTTAAAGGATATAAGAGATGAGAGCCAAAGAATTTATATCAGAAAACAAAGCAGGTAAGATAACTAAAAGGCAGCGATATGCTACGGCAGGATTGCATTTATTTACTGATTCTAACTATGATAGAAGTTATGGACTGAATAGAGTTATGATGGCAGTTGCTTCGGCAGATGGTTCAGGCAAAATAGACATGGATAGTGAAAGTTGGGCAGGTAAAAGAAATACAGCACATCCTTATACAGAAGTAGAAGCTAATATGCTAAAAGATGCATACAAAGCTGCTGGCATGCCTTATACAGACCTTAATAAGGGTGATTTAGAAAGTGATGAACTTGACTCTACTAATACATCCAGCCCTGTAAAACCCTTTAAGGGATACAAAAGGTGAGAGCAAAAGAGTTAATAAATGAACGAGCTAGTTCTATTGTTTATCATTATGCTCCAGTAGCAGCCGCTAAGAATATTCTTAGCACTGGTAATTTTGAATTATCTAGTTCTTTAGGCTCAGTAGAACAACAATATCAACCTAAAGGTTATCCTTATTTCCTCAGTACAACTAGAACTAGACGCGGTGGATATCATACGAATGCATTAGGTAGCTCAGGTGTCTTATTCGTTTTAGATGGAAATTGGTATAACAGACATTATAAATCTGCTCCACTTGATTATTGGCAAGAACGCGGTAAACCTTTACCCGGCAGAAGCAGTGAAGCTGAAGATAGAATATTCAGTAAAGAGCCTAAAATGAGTGCAGATGGAATAACACAAGTACATGTTTATCTTAATCCTGAAAAAGCAACGGATAACATAAAAGCAAAAGCAAGACAAGTATTGTTATTAGCTAAAAAACTAAATATACCTGCTTACTTTTACACTGATTCTACTGATTGGGTAAACTTTGATAAAAGAAATTTAGGTGATATAAAGGTACTTACTGGCCAAGAATACATGGGTAAAACAACTTCTACTCATAAAGGTTACTTATATCCTTGGATAGAACTTTTATATAGCAAAACTAAAGATCAGTTAGATAAAAAAGCAAACGAACTCAGATACAGCTTGGCATATGCAAACGACTATAATATGAAATATTCAATTCAGGGTTTAGCTACGGAGATGGGTAACTCTAGAAAGCCTAATTCAGGAATTGACCGAGAACATGCTACAAAAATTATAAAGTTTATGCGTCAAAACAAAATGGAAACACTAACTGATTTTGTCACTTACTTAAAAGATAAGTGGCAACCTGCACAAAAATAATCTATTCATATATTCCTAGAATAAGTAATGTTACTTATACATAGGATTTTTATGAAAAACATGATTGATATCAACACTACCTTAGACTTACTTAAACTTAAATTATACAACGAGTACCTTTATCAAGCGCATATATATGATGAAGGCGACAGTGAGTTTCACAAACAACTTACTAAACAAGTAGTAGAAACTTATATTGATCCGCTTGAATTAGCAAAGGATGCAAAAATCTTGGATTTGGGTTGCGGCCCTGGGTATTTCTTAGATGAAATGAAA